AATGCATCCAGTCATAGTTGCGTTCAGGCCCCAGCCCTATAGCACCTTCATCATAGACAAACTCCCAATACTTTTTGTATGCTGATTTTGCTAGTTCGGCCTTATCTTTGCCCCACCTCAGCTGGTTTCTATCAGGGTCGCAGTCGTATGCAACTCCCCAACTATGGATCGACCAAGCGCTTCCGCCCCGCATCTTTCGCACATTCAAACAACCACCATAATAGTGGAGTTTCAACTCTTTGATTTTCTCATAACCATAATGTTCTAGTGTTCTATGCCAAATGCGCTCCATAGGATCTTTGACCAACCGATGGCAACTATAACTCTTTAGTCTTGTCTTTATATCCCAGGCCAAAACCATCTGGAAAGGAACCTCACACTTGACTTGATTTGATCCACGAGCACCATAAAACTTCAAACAATCTTTTTGTAATGGCCATTCTCTGATTGGAGTAACTGTTCCAGCAGTTTTGATTATTGTTGGTTGGATAGCTCCAGCGCTGGCCAACTCTTCCACTTTATCTCGGAAGTTTAGAAGCATCTTTGCTTTGAAAATGTCTCTGGCATTTAGTAATAGTGGCCCCTGAAAACCATCAACTGGACCAGATTTGATACCTTCTGACCTATAAAATGCTTGTTCAGCGCCCAGAACTAATCTGGCTCTACTCCATCCTTTTGTACTTACTCCCCAAGCTTGGAGGACTTCTGCAATACCATCATAAGTAAGCGGGCCAAACTTACCATCAATCTTCCCACCATATTTTCCATTATCAACAAGAAACTTTTGTATGAGTATCTTTAGCTGCTGGTTTTCCATCCGGCCTCTTTTCTTTCTCTATTACTATATCACATTATTTAGTACGCCGTCAATGAAAAACCACCCCAGACTTTGATCTGAGGTGGTTTCCACAAGTTTATTTTTTATTTACGTTCAAACTTTGTAACACACGTCCAATCTTTACCATCAAAAATCAACCTCCCATTATTTCTGACACAATCTGATTTGAACTTTGCTTCATCTAGCCTAGGAAGCGATACCACTCCAGCATATGCTGGATATAACATTAGTGTTAGTAATATTACAGTTAGTAATGCCTTCATTATAGCGAGACCCTTTCTTTTACTTTTTCTTTATTTCCAGAGCAGCAGGGCTGTGTTTTGTCGTGGGCAACTCGTTTCTTTTCATCAACGGCCGCGCCCTCCGTCACTTCGATCTTCTTTGGCTTTTTACTTTCAGGAACAATGCGTTCCAACCAAATCTTCAACAATCCGTTGAAGAACTCGGCATTCTTTACTTCAATAGTATCAGCCAAAGTAAACTTTCTGGTAAAAGCGCGCTCTGCAATACCTCTGAAAATATAATCTGTTGGATCTTCCTCAGTTGTAATGCGCCCTTCGATAGTAAGAACTCCTTCTTCCAAGGTTAGTTGGATGTCTTGGCGCCCAAACCCAGCAATAGCTACTTCAATCATGTACTTGTTATCTTCCACTTTTCTAACATTATATGGAGGATATGTTGGTAGTTTTACAGAACTATCTCCAAAATCGGCCAGACGTTTTAGAACTTCGTCAAACCCGATTGATCTTCCGGAAATGTTCGGGAAGGAAGCGAATGGATTGTATATGTTGTTCATTTTATGAACTCCTTTTATAAGCAAGTTGTTTCTTTGGTCTTCCATTTGGCAAGACCGTTAGAACAGATTATCTATTCTAATATCATCACTATAACACAAAGGAACTTGAAAGTCAAGCCCTAATACGCAAATGTATCACCGCTTCCAGCAGCGGTCTTAGGATCGCAATGCTCGCCATCCACAATAGGACATAAATCGTCTGGAGATGCATGATCCGGGGTGTGGCAAATCACCAACTTATTTTCCACAAATACACTTGATCCAGTTGGAATAAGTTGGCCATTACCGTGATTGTTTGTGGATCCTTCTACTGCCCAAAGAAGGTTATTCACAAAAACAGAAGATTGATTTAGAACAGTTGTGGCGGCGCCGCAAGTTCTTGGGTCAGTATCACGATGAGCAGCGTATGGAATGTTATGTCCTACCTCTTCGCTCTATAGCCACTTTTATTGTTTCCATAAAAGTTCAAATCTATCCTGGGAGTTTGTTGAAATATGCTATTGGATGATCCCAAATATACATCACCATCTATATCAATATTCAGCTCTTCCGCTCGCATATTGATCTTCTTGGCGTCAAGATTGAGATCATTCTTACTATTTATTTTTACATTATCAAGACCAGTTATAGTAACGTTATTGTGCCTATCAATCTGTATAGTCACGCCGCCTTCTAGTTCAATAAATGCTGGGCTATCTATTTTGTAATAATCAAGCTTCAACTTTTGTTGGCTCAACATCTTTTGCGCCTGTGCTCCCTATTCCGCCTTTTCTATCCGTTTTTATTGTTGGCAATCTATCCGAGGATTCAATGGTGTATTTTTCTAGTTTGACCATCTCAGCCTGGGCAATACGCTCATTATTTCTTAGAGTAATCCCAACATCTGTAGTATTTACCATCAGGAGGAAAACTTCTTCAACGTAATCGCTATCGATAATGCCTTCGGAGTTTATTAGTATAAGGCCTTTTTTTAGAGCGGTGCTTGACCTTGGGTGTATCCTAACAGAATAACCAACTGGAATATCCATAATCAAACCAGTAGGCACCATAACTCTTTCACCGGGGCCTATGAAAAGGCGTTCATCCGAAAAGACCCTTATTACTGGGTTGCTCACCTTATTGAAAGCTGTATACTCTTTCTTTCCAGCATTATTATATGATAAATCAAAACAGGCGGAATCTTTAGTCTGAAAATCTGGCAGAACAACATTTGGATGAGTTCTATATATACTAAGTTTGGTCATCAACATCTCCATTATTATAACTAAGCTGTTTCTTTTTCCCAATCTGATACTTTTGGACCAGATTCCAATCGCCCTTTTCCTTATAAGAAATAATCTTGATATTACTTACTGGCGCCACTGGCGACCTGCTCTTTTCAGGATTGATAAGTTCTACCAACCCCCATTCATCCAATAAGTTCGCAATGGTGTTCAATCTTGCCTTATCATCTTCGGAAAAATCTGATCGTTTGCCATCCAATAGAAATAGTTGCTTGAAATGAACAATAGCATATTTTGATCGCTTATGCAAAATATGGACACTCTGGTATAACGTCTTTTCCTTCCCAGAGGCCACGCCAATACGTGATAAGGTTTCTCTTACCTTTAGGAAATCATCTGGTTGCGGGAGGTTTACCCATATTAGGTCTTCTAGATTTAGCATCACTTCCACCCTTATTTACGTTTCTTATTAGTTCATCAATCTGGTCATCAGATAATACACTCAACGCCTCTTTGGCCTTTTCATTACTATATTTATACCACTCTTTTACGGCTTCCAAAGCTTCAATAGTTTCTCTCTTTTGCCATTTCTGAAACGGCCTTTTATAAGGCCGTATACTATTTAGAAGAAAGTGATACTGTAGCTTTTTATCCAAGTGGTAGTTCATATTCATCATATTGGCATAATAAACGCAATCATAGTGGAAACTAAGGGCCCTATTGACGATAAATGGAACATAGTCCTTTTCATCTTCCAATATGTCTTTTTTGGTCTGGAGGATAGAGGGCAATATATCACGGAAAAGATCAGCGGTCATTTGTTTGATTTTTTTCTATTTATATAATTATCAGTTTGTATTACTTAAATTCGCAGTCCACCATAATCTCTGTTAAACAAGCTGTTAAATTAATTTCTTGGCAACTAACAAAAGCTGCCTGATATTGGTACTTCGCTAAAATAACAACTGCCTGGGGGACGCTCTCGGGCTTCATATATTGGTATAGGTTATCATAGATTTTACGGAAAATACTAGATACATCAATATCACTATTTACTACCACCCACTTCCTCATAACAGAGAAGTTTTTCTCTTTTAGAGCTTGGATTAGTTCAGAAAGATTTCTTATGTTTGATACTTGGGCCAAAACTCCAGCATCAATACTTCCTCCAGTACTATATCTCTGAAGTTCATTCACGGTTCTTCTAAAGTCAGGAAAGTACTTTTCCACAATCTTGGCCAGCACGCCCTTTTCATACTGAATATTCTCGGCCGCTAAAATGTCTCTCAGCTTCCTAAAAAATAAAGAAGCCAATAAAGGTCTTTCTTCTTTTTGGAAACTAAAATCTATTACAGAACATCTTGAATGGATGGCATCAATCAACTTAGATTTGAAGTTGCAAGTCAAAATGAATGAACAGTTGGCAGAAAATGTCTCTACTGCACCACGGAGCGCCGCCTGTGCTTCTGGTGTAATATAATCAGCTTCGTCTAAAATAATGACTTTTCTTCCACCAGTTAGAGAAACTGTTGACGCATATCCTTTGATCTTTATTCTTAGAGTATCAATGCCTCTTTCTTCTGAGGAGTTGATAAACAAATGATTTAGGCCTATTTCGTCGCACAGTGCCATGGCCACGGTTGTTTTACCAACTCCCGGAGGGCCCGTCAAAAGGAGATTTGGTATCTCTTTTTTATCAACATATTCTTGGAATATACTTTTTAGACGGTCCGGCAAAACACACTCAGATACCGTTTTGGGACGGTATTTTTCCGTCCATAAAAACTCATCCATTATCTACTATCCAAATAATCACGAGTGGCCGTGCGTAATCTTTGAAATGCCAAAAGAAGCCGGCGCATTTCATGATCATCCACACACCTACAACCACCATTTGTATGTTGTCCTACGGCCTTACCCTTCAACAGACAAAATCCATCACCGCATCCTTCCATATCACTACATACTTCATCAACTTTTTTTAGTACTAAACTCAACAGGCCCATGCCTTCGTCCATAATATATCCTTTTTTATATAGTTACAACACTTAGAATAACTTGGTAGAACTCTTCAAAAATTTTGTGTTCTTCTACTTCTTCATTATAGGTTGCGCTAAAGTAAGTCTTGGCTAGTTTCTTTATCAGTTTCTTTTCAATACCCAACTCTCCCGATAAGCGTTCTACTGCTTCTTTTTGGAACTCTCGTTCTGCGGCTATTCTCGTCAAACTATCATTTAGTTCCTTGATAGCTCCCTTGAGTTTTGTTCTATCTAATGTTGATAAACCATTTACACTTCGCCCAACCTTTTTATTGTGACCAATACTAGCTGCCATTATTCTCCCTCCACAGCGTCAAATATTATTGAACGCCTATTATTTTTGATAGCCGTACACCTTGCTGCACCATTTACGTCACTTTTGAGATTTTCACATAGCTGTGCAACAGAATCAACATCCAAAGTTTTGTTCAGGGTTCCAATATATGTGGCATACAAATCAGCATTTATCTCATTATTCGGAAGGTCATACTTTTCATTCAAGATATGCGCGCATTCATGGTTTATAATGAAAAGGGCGGAGCCCAAAGGAAGCTTTTGTAATAAAGATATGTTGGCTACAACTTCATCATATTGGCTAACAAATGCTTCCAGATGACGCACCCTTTTATCTTTGATCTTGGCCATTTCCTCGGCCGTTGCCATTATTATTGCTTTGGCAAATGGGCATACAATAGTAACATCGTTTATGATTAGTTTATCTTTTCCTTCATACTTATCCGCAGCATTTGCTTGACTAATGCCTCCCAATAATAATAAAGCTGCTAATAACTTTTTCATTTCAAGTTTGTCTCCAGGGCTACAAAATATACTAACTTTTTAGACTTTGATGTAAACTTAGCAAACATATCAAGTTTGACTTCAACAGAATAATCTTCCGGAATAAGTTTTAGATTATCCACCTTGAATGTGGCTATAAAATCTTTACCATCATAATCAGCAACTTTACTTACCACACTATTGGAAGTATCATTATTCCGTTCGTGCGCCTGAAGCATTATTTCGCCGTTTTTGCCAACTACAGAAAGATTTGATAGGCTATTCATTACTGCCAGTTTGAGCACCTTAGCAAGAGAAGCATTTGGAAGATCAAACTTGACTTCGGGCTTATTCAAAACCAACTCTTTATCCAATGGGCTGATGATCAACTCCGGAGAACAAGCATAATAGGTAAGTGATAATACTCCATCTTCCATAAAAACAGATTTATCTTTGAAAGATAGTTCTGGACTACTCAGTGTGGTTATATTTCCCAAAAACTGATTTAGGTCATATATTCCAAACTTTAGTGGAATCTTTTCTTCCAACTCAGCTTCAACCAAGATTGCTTTGTCTGGAGA